TCGACGGCATTTGCCCTCCTACGTCTTTCTCTCCCCGAACCCCACTCTTTCTTTAGCACTTGCAACACGTAAGGTGTTGCGTTGCAAAATAATTACTCACAACTGCTCTGCGAGGCTTGAGGCATTACTTTGGGAGTTGTGCCGAAACGGCACAACCTAATAAGGCGCGGCAACGGTGGCCGCTACACAAAGCTTTGGGGCCCCGCCTCTACGAGGCTACCCCAAACTTTGATGAGGGGGCGAATCCCCCTTAAACCCCCCTTTCAAAAAATACCAAAATGTAAAGCCGGCTGGGGCCCCGGGTGCAAAGCCGGGAGAGGGGGGTGGCCGTCAGTTGCACACTTCCCCCAACCGGCTTTTTAATTTCCATTACCGGCCGACCAGCCGAGCTAATAGCATCTGAATGAACATGTACACATGTTGCGGAGTGATCTCCGAATCACGCATCCATTTAACCTGAATCTCTGAAAGCATATTCTGAAATTCTTTCGACTCAAGCACTTGCGCTTTAATCTTCTGATCGGCTTCACCAAGCCTAAATCGTTGAGTCAATAAATCCAACTCAGCGAGAATCTTGCGCTGACCTACACTAAACTGATGACCGGACTCATAAAAATTTAAGACCTGCGCTTCCTGCTGTTTAATAACCGCCGTTGAATTAAGCGTCTGAATCATCAACGATACATACTCCTCTTTCATGTACGGATTGGCTTTAACCAAATCCTTTTGAGCGCGCATCAAATCCTGCTTCACACCAGACTCAACAGTACGCTGATTAGTTAAATCAGCTTGAGCATTCGCCAACCTCGCTTGCGCAAACTGCGATCCGACTGTTGCCATGAAAGAAAAATCGGGCGGCTGAATATCCGGATACTTTGGAGCACTTTCCATATTCCCGGGCGAGCCCTGACCGTAAACCAGATTGGGATTTAATCCAGCCTCTTTAAAACGTCCCATCTGGGACGCGGGCGAATTATAATCTAACTGATACTTGAGCAATTCCATATTCTGCTCATGCTGAAACGCTGCCAATCGCCTGCTATATTTATAGCTTCGTTTTTGGCCGAACAAACCGGCACCTATATTAGCTCCGGTTTGAGCGCCTGCCATCAAATAAGGCGCTGCTGCTGCGAACCATCCCGGCATTATTCCTGACCGTTAATAAAAATATCCGTCTGTGATTCCGCAAGTTTAAGGTCGCGCTCATAGCGCTCTAACTGCTTTATCCGCAGTTCTTCCATTCGACTGACGAGCAAATCAACTAATTCGTCATCATGAATGAGGACATCAAGAATTGCAACCGAAGCGGTTAAATCAGCTCTAACAGCATGGGCTAAATCCATACTCTTTAAGGCTTTTATTCGCCTTTTCAAATCTTCCTTTTCCATATTTCATTTGGTTTTAAGTAATTGATACTGAACGAAGTGTCAGTCAGCATAGTATAATCAAGGGGACTACTATGCTGACCCGCCTTTGGCAGAATTTTCTTTGGCTAATTTACGAGCGGCTATACGGATCCGCTTTTCTTCTGCCACTTTAGCAGCTAAAGCGTCTGCCTCTGCTTTTTTGACAGCTTTAGCCTTTTCCTGCTTTTCGTGACGTTTTTTAACGTCTTCCAAGCGCTCGACATACTCGGCTTTATCGACTAAGTCCGCTTTTTGGAGCTTCTCTAAATCGATGTCACTTTCTTCATCAAAGTGACCCTCATGACCAACAGGCACAGCTTCACCACGGGTAAACCGCTCGAGAATGTACGCTAAACTCATTGACTGATCAGGCACAACCTGATCAACTTCACCAACAAAGGAAACGCCTTGCGTAACCTTAGGTATTGCGATAGATTTAAATCTCATAATTGAAAATTAAAGTAATGGGGTGCCAAAATAAGGCAACGACCGTTTAACAGTCACTTTGTTGTACAGATAACACCACAACGTATCAACATCCGACACCGCAAACACTCTGTCCTGCAAATCATCTTCAAACGTTACAAACGTATTACCAAGCACCGGAGAACTCGCGAACTTACGCGTCAAATGCCAGAAGTCCAATGACGTTCTAAAATCACCATGACTTGAACTCTCCATATGTTTCCAATCGGCATACCGCGATTGATAACCAAACACTGGCTGCTCTGTACGATCTGCCGGAACGTTAGTAGGATCGGCATACAACTCCGATTTATACACTTCCTGCTCGCCTAGATGAGCGAACGACGGCCACGGATAATCGAGAAACGTATTGCGCTGCAAAAACATTCGCGGAATACCCTGCATATAAGCAGACACTGGCATAACCGACATAATGCCGATAACAAAACCGTGCTCTTCACAGTTATAAGTAAACCGATTGGTGTTACCGAACGTCAAACCGTGTCCCTGCATATTACCGGGAGGAACAACATTAGCTTCAGAGTCCTCGGAGAAAGCAGTAGTGAGCACTTCACTGATCTGCACTACAACTTTGCCACCACCGAGATACTCGGCACGTTGCAAACGTGAATCAGAAGTCTTACGACCAAAGTGAGCCATGATAGACTCATTATAGCGAGAGCCAGCAAGAGCATTGCGCTCCAACCACTCTTGGAGTCGAATAGCCCTACGCAAGTCATTAATCGAAACTGATGACGCATCTATTTCTACCTCATCAATGTTCTCGAGTCGCGCTGTTGTACCTGAACCAGTAGCGAACAACTTCGAAGGGGCTCCGCCATCACTTTGAAGATCACCACCGGGAACGTTTCCACCACCGGGCAACTTAACTAATGACTCCGTCAGGTAGGTTACATTACCGCTGCCTTCGAGAGGCATCAATACTTCATTACCACGCTGGGTAAATGGGAGGGCGGAAGTAAAATAGTCATGTTGCCACGAACGATAACGCATTAACGTTAACCGACCACGGACAAGAACATCCGCAACATTACCAGAAACCAACGGCAGATTTTCATTATCTGCCTGATAGTTACGATCACGATAATAGTCGTACCAAACTTTATAATAAGCTGCAAAAGGCATCGCATCAATAGTACGGTTAGTCCAATTACCGCTGTCAGCGTCGGCAATCGGAATACCGCCTAAGTAATCCCAGAGGGTACCCAAGTTTAAACGCTCGTCGGCCGACGCTAATAAATCTGTAATTTTCATCGACGGAGGGACCGGCGGAGTGGTTACCGCCTCTCCGAGGCGACCGCCGGTAATAAACGTCTCCCAATCTTTCCACAACAGCCGATTAGGCACAAAAAAGAAATGCACGAACACATTAACACGATGCATAATCGGAGCAAGCAGGGGTGCCAGCCTCAACATGACTTCCGTGTTTACACGAAAGGTGTCGTTAGGCATCGTTTCCGAAATGAACACAGGTGTCAACTTACCCATACGGGTAGACAACCGTCTCTCATGAGAGAGATCAAACAAACTTCGAGTTGGCTTGCGCAATTGAACTGAGCTAAAGCCTTTGTAAGGAGAACCCATATTTAAAAGGTTTGAGTAAACGCAACCTTCTTTTTAACTCGCATTAGAACAGCGTTGCGCATCTCTGTTATATAATCCAATGCTAATTTTCCGGGATAACCATTAGCCCGGAGTTCCTTGAGTTCCTTCCTGTATTGTCTGACAAATTCCCAGCGGGCTTTTGTAGTTAACTTACTAACTTCGTGCGTACGCCAAATCTTTTCACGGTAATACCGTGGCAACTTCACTTTCACACCTTCAACAACCATATACAAACGACCATCTTCGCGGTGCCAAGCAACCATGGCGTCAGTCAGATAATTCAAACCGAGACCATACGCGCGAGACATTAACGAAAACTGATCACTGTTTTTTGGCTGCACTATATACTTGGTAACATAAGCAACCGAAGCAGCAGTTACTTTGCCGACATGGGTAATGCCTTTTTTCCAAAAGGCGTCAAACTTCAGTTCGGGAGGAACATTGAACAAGACAGCATGATAATGCGGTCGACCAGTTTTACTTCCGTACTCACCAACACAATAGTAACGCAAGCGTTCTACTTTCTTACGCACTCGCTTAATGAATAACTGAAAGTCTCTTTTACTCAACCGGCCATCTTCGGGAAGGTTTTCCCGATCGTAAGTGAGAGTAAGAAACACCGAACCAGACGAGGCGCGATGCTCCATCTTTAGACGAGTAATCCAATCTTGCCGCTTAGACATCAAACACGCGACACACTTGCCGCAGGGAACCGTGTAACGACTAAAAGTCGAACCAAGTCTTTTATCATCTGAATGCCAAACAACAACTAAATTCTTACACGTCATAACCTGATACCGCCTCGAGACATCGAATACGTACCAAGTCTTTTACCACGGCCTTTACGGCCTCTACGCCTGCCGCGTCCCTTGGACGGGCGACCTTTGCGAAACATCTTTCTACGACTCCTGTAAGCCATAATCTTTAAAATTTAAGGTTTAACATAATTAAATATATGATCAATTTTTTCTAAAACAAAAAATCCACCAACATACCTGTCAGGAAGAGACAGACTGGGCCCGGAGGGACAAGTCCATCTGCGGTGACACCAGGCGTATCGGCCAGCGTCATTAACATTCCTCGACCTGCATGCTCTGGCCTCCTCGACGGCATTTGCCCTCCTACGTCTTTCTCTCCCCGAACCCCACTCTTTCTTTAGCACTTGCAACACGTAAGGTGTTGCGTTGCAAAATAATTACTCACAACTGCTCTGCGAGGCTTGAG